GGTGTTGGCTGGGATGGGCACAAGTGACCATCCGTGTCTGATGTACGCATCGACCGATGCTGGATGTGATTGCACAGTCTGTGGCGCTGTCATAGAATGGACCCGTTGGTGATAGCAGTTGCCGACACGTTCATAAAGTCTCCTTTTAAGCCCCGGTCTAACCACCGGGGCTTTTCTTTTTGCAAAATAATTTTCAAACCAGTTGCACAATCGTATCACAGTGGTGATACACTGCGTCATCGGTCAAGGAAATTATTTATGACACAAGCATCAAAATCAGCGTTCATGTCTGTACGGGTGACAGACAAGACGCGCATCAAGTTTCATGAGAAAGCACGAAAACTCGGAACCCCGAGCGAGGTGCATCGTGAAATCGTAGAGGCGTTTGTTGAAGACCGCCTCACAATTCAACCCCCTGTAAACCGTAACCCTCTGGAGAAACTCTATGTCACTCGAACTCAAGATTGAAGCCCTGACCGCTGCTGTAACTGCCCTGACTGCCAAGCTGGAGTCCAGCAATGTAGCAGCACCCGCACCTGTTGCACCAACCCCCGCACCTGTGGTACAAGCTGCCCCCGTTGCAGCACCTATCACTGTGTCTGTGACCGCTGCCCCGGCCATGCCAGCCCCTCCCTCATTTGTGATGCCAGCGCCTGTTGCCGCCGGTATGGGCGCACCGTTCACTGACGGCAAGGGTCTGATCGACTACGTGATGGGTGCCTACAAGGCACTCGGTCCACAAAAGGGTGCGTTGATCCAAGGCGTCTTGACTGGTCTGGGTTACCAGAACATCAACGATGTGAAGCCCGAGCACTATGCTGCACTGCACACTGGCGTTGAGGCACTGAAGTGAGCGATCACGCCAAGCTGTCCCCATCGAAGCGCAGCCGCTGGGCCTTGTGCCCCGGCAGCATTCGAGAGGAGGCCAAGTACCCTGACACCGGTAGCGGCCCCGCTGCTGCCGATGGCACACACTCGCACACGCTGCTGGAGCACTGCATCAAGAACGGCTTGTCGGACCCAATGGATCAGGTGGGGGAAACTTTTACCGATCACGAGGGTACGTTTAAGGTGGACGCTGACCGTGCTGCACGGGTCAAGTCGGCCATTGAGTACATCCGTGAGCGTTCGATGAACGGCATTTTTAAGGTCATTTCTGAGCAGAAGGTGGACCCCGAGCACCTGTTGGGTCGTGATGACTTGTCGGGTACTGTGGACTGCCAGATTCTTGTAGGTGATGTTGCAGGCGATGTTCTTGAACTGATCGACTACAAAGACGGCATGGGCATCGTTAGCGCCGAAGGCAACATGCAGCTTGAGCAGTACGCCTACGGGGTGCTGGCAGACTACAAGCTGCCCGTCAATGGTGACTACCCATTCAGCACAGTTCGCATGACGATCATCCAACCCAAGCTGGCGCTGCGTGGGATGCCTGCCATCACATCGCACGAGGTTTCTGTGCGTGACTTGATGGCGAACATGGGTACAATCATTTCGCAAGCTGCTGCCACTGACAAACCAGACGCGCCGCTTGTACCGGGTGAAAGTCAATGTAAATTCTGCCGCGCAAAAGGTTCATGCAACGCGCTGGCAAGTAACGTAATGAAGGAGGTCGGAATCATGTTCCAGCCTGTCGTAACGCAAACACTCGATGTCGCGCAGCAATCTGCCGATAAAGACCCATCCACGATGGATGACGCCCAGATCGCTCAGATCATGGAAGCTGCCCCCTTGATGCGCCAACTCCTCGAAGGTGTGGAGAAGGAAGCCCTGCGCCGTCTTGAAGCTGGTCAAGTCATCCCAGGCTTGAAGCTGGTCAATGGTCGTGGCTCCCGTGCATGGGCGCTGCCTGAAGACGACATGGCCGAGAAGCTGGTCAAGATGGGCATCCCTAAGGGCGCGATCTACGAAACCAAACTCGTCACACCCGCCAAGGCTGAAAAGCTGACGTGGGAAAAGAAGGACGGCACCAAAGTTGCACTGACTGATCGTCAACTCAAGCGCATGGAGCAAGAGTATGTGGTCAAGCTGGCTGGCAAGTTGACCGTAGCCCCCGAATCTGATGGCCGTCCGGCTGTCATCACCAATGCTGCACCGTTATTCAGTGCAGTAGAAGCAGCACCCGCTGCCGAATCCCTGCCCTCGTGGCTTTCTTAAACTGGAGTAAATGTAATGTCTGAAATCATCTTTTTGTCGAACGTCCGTCTGTCCTTTCCCCATCTCGCTGAACCACAGCGCCAGATCAACGAGCAGACTGGTAAGGAACGCATCTCGTTCAATTGCGAGTTCATTATGCCGCAGGACCACCCAGGCTTTGGTCAGTTCATGGCCCGCTACGGTGCCTTGGCACTGGAGAAGTGGAAGGAACACGCTCAAGCTGTCATGGGCATGATCCAGCAAGACCGCAAGACCCGCTGCTTTGGTCGTGGCGAGGAGAAGGTCAACAAGAAAACCTTCCAGCCCTACGATGGTTATGCAGGCCATGTGTTCATCACCGCAGGCCGCGACACCGCACCGCAGGTTATCCAAGCCGATGGTCAACCCATCGACCCAGCCAACACGATGGCGTATCAGCAACTGGCCCGCAAGATGTATGGTGGTTGCCGTGTTAACGCTGCCATCAAGCCTTGGCCACAAGACAACAAGCATGGCCGTGGCATCCGCTGCGACTTGATCGCTGTTCAGTTTGCCGGTGACGATACTCCATTCGGTGAAGGAGCCGTTGATGCGTCTGGGATGTTTGGTGCGGTGGCGGGCGCTCCTGCTGGCATGTTTGCCCCTGCTGCTGCCCCAGCGCCAGCTATGCCTGCTGCGCCGTTTGCGGCACCGGCTGGCCTGCCCTCGTTCTTCGGGCAGTAATTGAATCGGGGCTGAAAGCGGATGCTGGCGACTTGTGGGTTCATCCACGATCAGTGCAGCGAGTAAGCCCCACCTACCCGGTAACCGTAATGAGTAACGACTATGTGTTCGATATCGAGACATTTCCAAACGTGTTCACCCTGGCAGTGGAACATGCAGACTCGCCGCTTCAGTGGATGTTTGAGATCAGCGATCACCGCAACGACTCGCGTGAGATCGTCGCGTTTCTTCAGTACCTGAAAGACACCGATGCCCGCATGATCGGGTTCAACAATCTTGGCTTTGACTACCCTGTGGTGCACACTCTTGTGCGCATGGGTCACAGTGATGCCAACACGCTGTACCAAAAGGCGATGGCGATCATCAACGCGCAAGACGATGATGGTGGCCGTTGGATGCACTCGGTCAAGACCTCTGACCAGTTTGTCACGCAGATCGACCTGTTCAAGATCCACCACTTTGACAACCGTGCCCGGTCCACCAGCCTCAAGGTGCTGGAGTTCAACATGCGCAGCGACACGATTGAAGACCTGCCGTTCCCCGTGGGCACGATGCTGAACCGCACACAAATCGAAGTGCTCAAAGAGTACAACAAGCACGATGTGGCGCAGACCAAGGCGTTCTATCACCACACGCTTGACATGATCCACTTCCGTGAAGAACTGACGCGCAAATACGCCCGTGACTTCATGAACCACAACGACACCAAGATCGGCAAAGACTACTTCACCATGAAGCTGGAAGAAGCCGGTGTCGCCTGCTACGACTTTGGCCCCAAGGGTCGCACACCTCGGCAGACCAAGCGCCCTGTGATCGCACTCAAGGACGCCATCTTGCCGTGGATCAACTTCGAGCATCCTGAATTTAACCGGGTGATGAACTGGCTCAAGGCTCAGACCATCACCGAAACCAAAGGGGTCTTCACGGACCTCACAGCAACAGTCAATGGATTCACTTTTGTCTTTGGCCTTGGAGGAATCCACGGCTCCGTCGAGTCTGAAGTCATCGAGTCTGACGGTGAGTACGTCATCGTGGACTTGGATGTCACTTCATACTATCCAAACTTGGCAATCACGAATGGGTTTCACCCGACCCATCTCGGAAAAGAGTTTGTCAGCATCTACAAGCACCTGTTCGAGCAGCGCAAGTCGTACCCCAAGAAGTCAGCCGAATCGGCAATGCTGAAGCTGGCGCTGAACGGCGTCTACGGTGACAGCAACAACCAATTTTCAGTGTTCTACGACCCGCTGTTCACCATGAGCATCACGCTCAACGGTCAACTGCTGCTGTGCCTGCTGGCCGAGGGGTTGATGCACATCCCCGGCCTGCGCATCATCCAGGTCAACACCGATGGCCTGACAGTGCGTGTGCCCCGCAGCCACAAGATGCTGGTCGATCTGGCCCGCGCTGCATGGCAGTCGCGCACCGGGTTAAACCTTGAGGAAGCCGTGTACAAGGCCATGATGGTGCGCGATGTCAACAATTACATCGGCGTGTTTGAGAACGGCAGCACCAAGCGCAAGGGTGCTTACGAGTACGACATGGAGTGGCACCAGAACGCCGGTGGCTTGGTGATTGCCAAAGTGGCCGAGAAGGTGCTGGTCGAGGGTGCGCCTATCCGCGAAACCATTGAGCAGTGGCCTGACATCATGGACTTTATGCTGCGCACCAAAGTGCCCCGGTCGAGTCACTTGGGCATTGAGCGTGACGGCGTGACATCGCAGCTTCAGAACACCACGCGCTACTACGTGGCCGAGGGTGGTGGGCAGTTGGTCAAGTACATGCCACCGCTTGCGAAGAAGCCCGAGCAGTGGCGCAAGTTTGCCGTTGAGAGTGGCTGGGGTGTGCAGCCCTGCAACGACATCAAGGACGCTGGCAAGCTGCCGGTCAATTTCGATTACTACGTCAAAGAAGTGGAGAAGCTATGTCTCAGTTTGAAGTGACTATGGAAGAAGATGAAGCGTTTGACGCACTGGACAAACAAGTTGCTGGCAACCATTACAAGGACTTGCCAATCCAACCAGTCGAGTACATCCACGCAAACGCAATTGGGTACTTTGAAGGCAACGTGATCAAGTACGTTTCCCGCTGGCGCAAGAAGAACGGCATTGCTGATCTGGAAAAGGCCAAGCACTACATCGAGTTGTTGATCGAACTGGAGAACCGCCGTGCTGGAAAAACAGATTGAATCCAAGGTCTGCGACTACGCCAAGACCAAGGGTGTGCTGGCGTACAAGTTCACCAGCCCTGCCCGTGCCGCTGTGCCTGATCGTCTGTTCATTGGACCTGATGGGCGCATGTGGTTCTGCGAGTTCAAGCGCAAGGGTCAAGTGCCCACGCCTGCGCAGTACCGAGAGCACGACAAACTGCGCCAACAAATGGTCAACGTGTTTGTGATCGACAACGTGGCCGAGGGTAAGTTGATGGTTGACGTAATGGTAATGGGGGCTGTATGAACGCTGACTTCTTTTATGACAAATTTAAAGACGCTGTTAATTGGTTTGGGCTGAGTTGGGGTGAGAAGCACTTAATCCAAGTGCGAATTTGTGGCAACGCTTTGTGTTTTGAACACGGCGGTAATGAGATTCGCATGACTATTCCGGGGAAGTATGCTGACACCTGACCTGCTCCACGACTACCAAAAGAAGGCGGTCAACTTTCAGTCCACGCATCCCAACTCGATGCTGTGGCTGGACATGGGACTGGGCAAGACCGTGATCACACTGACCACGCTGGCCCACTTGATCCGCACCAGCTTCCTGCGCGGTGTGATCATCGTGGCCCCCATCCGAGTCATCCGGCTGGTGTGGCGTCAAGAGGCTGCGAAGTGGGAACACACTAAACACCTCAAGTTCAGCATGGTCACGGGCACCAAGGACCAGCGCACCCGCGCCCTGCTGCGCCCTGCCGATGTCTACATGATCAACTACGAGTGCCTCGGCTGGTTGGCCGAAACGCTGCAAACCTACTTTGTCAAGAAAGACCGCCCGATGCCGTTCAACGGAATCATCTGGGACGAGATCAGCAAAATGAAGAACAGCGCCACGAACCGGGTCAAGGCGTTTCGCAAGATTGCAAACCAGTTCGACTGGACCACGGGCCTGACCGGCACCC